CGCCGGGTATCGATCCCGGGATATAGTCTTAACTCCGAACTTATGAACTAAATCATAACTTGACATACTTTAAAAAGTATAAGGACTATGTGATGACCATTTCACTACGGGAACCTATATAGTATACACACTTATTCTTTAAGTTACACACGCTTAAAAAATACATCCATATATACTATATGAAGTGCTGGTCTTGTGCACACACTCCGGAATATAAACGCGATCAAATTCGGCGAAACGTTCTCGAGAGTACGTATTCTAAGAAACCAAACCTCGGGTTTAAACGTCGCGATAATGCACGTCTTCGGTTACGGTTTAAGGAGGCTATAGAGTACGCCCACGATACGTGTTCGGGGAAATCGACGAACGAGTGTTTCAACGCATGGGACGAGGTTGACGAACTCGAAGACTCGATGATGCGGTACGGTATAAATTTGTATGACGATAGTAACATGCGGTACGGGTCACTTCTTCGACGCGCGTTTAAGGTTCGTTGGAACGTACGTAACGTCGAGGACCATCACGTTATACCAGCACAGTTCAAAAGCCACCCGATCGTGGAAAAGGTAAACTACGATATACACGCGAGCGAAAACATAATCATGATGCCCCGTGACATTATCGGTAATTTACGAACGAATCGACACACACACAGAGGCGGACACAAAGCGTATAATAGGTACGTGGGTGAAGTACTCGATTCCATGGAAACTATGGAAACACCTGAACCAGAATTTAGAAAGTTTGTTGACTTTTTAAAGATTGGGTGTCGTTTTCGTCCTCAAGATATACCGTGGAATTAGCGTAAATTACCACCCGTACTCGAGAACTTTCGTGGTTGCCGTGGGGTACCGTTTCGAGAAAAACTCGCGGTTCCCCCAATTACTATGTCCAATGGTACTGTTATGGCTACGGTCGATGTGTAAACAGTGTCTGAGATCTTTATAGTAAACACGCGCACCTCGCGCGATTATATCTTCGTGTTTCATGTCGACGTGATTATCTATGGGGAAGAAATATTTATAGTACCTTTTCATGTTATCGACGTGTATGAGGTAACACTTGGTACTCGAAATCCACTTAACGCGTTCGAGTCCGCTCTTTTCGTCACTTTCCTTATCCGGGTATCGCGATAAACAGTGGAAGAAACACATTTCGAAATCGTCACCCTTTTTGTTTATAACGTCCTGAATTTCCCGGTAAACGCGCTTATCTTTTATGATGACGTTATCTTCGAAAATAACCGCGTACTTGAGGTTTTGATCGAAACACCTTCGGTAAAACTCCATGTGGCCCATGTAACACCCAATAGCCCCTAAATTGAAATAGGTAATATCCGGTCGCGTTTTGTTTGCGTTATAGTGAAGTTTTAACGCCTCGCGGTAATAGTTCGGTTCGATTATTTTCTGGTACTTTTTGGCATTTTCGAGTTTCCTGGTATCCGTGCCGTATATGATTTCTAGAGGTACGGAACCGTCGTAGTGATCGAGAAACTTTTCGCGTCGATCGGCTGATGTTTCCAGGGTCAGAAGAAAACACTTATACTCTGGGTTTCGACGGGAACGACGTAACAAAAGTGTAACAAGTACCAGTAGAAGAATCGATATTAAAATCGGAATGAACATTCTTACTTAAAGAATACAAACATAATAATTTCGTGATACCGTGGCCGAGCGGTCTAAGGCGCCAGATTAAGGCTCTGGTTCGAAAGAGCGTGTATCATATCACATCCTCTGTCATATAATGGTTAATATTCCTGGCTGTTAACCAGGCAATCTGCGTTCGATTCGCAGCGGAGGAGTTTTTTTTATTAAAATATAAAAATATATGGAATATTAAGGATGGGATGTATTTATAAGATTACATCACCGTCGGGTAAAGTATACATAGGTCAGACTGTAAAAACTTTACATGAACGGATTAAAGGACACAAAAAAAGTAGTACGAATTGTACATTACTTAAAAGAGCTATAGATAAGTATGGTGATGAAATGAAATATGAAGTCATCGAAGAAATACCTGATGAAATACTCGACGAAAGAGAAATATATTGGATAAGGGAATACAATTCATTAGCACCAAATGGATACAATTGTAGTTCAGGTGGAAACAATAAAAAGAAATTATCACAAACACTAAAAACCCATATATCTAAGGGTATGTCAAATTACAATTTACATAAAAACGGGTATTTGGGTTCTGTACTTATGAGAGGTAATAATTATGTACCGAGAATAACAATTAATAATAAAACCATTTATTTATCAAAGGGTTCGTTTAAAACTAAAGAAGAAGTTATAAATGTTTTAAAAGAATATACGAAAGATCCAGAAAACTTTGTTAAACCTTTAGGTTCAAATAAAAGAACTGTTGGATGTATACATGCTTCGAGAAATACATGGTATGTTAAATATAAACATAAACATTTGGGAACGTTCAGAACGAAACACGAAGCTGAAACGTTTTTAAACACGTATTTACAAATTTAGCAAACGATTCGCAGGTTCGAACCCTGTCGCGAGCATATTTCTCTAGTCGAGCTCGTGTGGCCAAGTGGTAAGGCATTTGTTTTGTATTTTGATAATTTTTTAAAGCGTGTCCCACATTTTAAAAAGTTTTGTCGTCTAACAGTAATAGAGCAGGCCGAGCATGTTTTTATCGAATTGGCTCGTTTTTAAAATCGTGTTAGCGGCCGTTACGGGTCTCGTGGACTACCCACTCGCGGCGGACGTTTTATTGAAATACGACGACGCGAATAAACTATACTTGGAAGGAAACTCTATTGATTACGTGTCGAACGTCGTTTTGTATAAAGGCGAGACGAGTTACACTTTAGGTACAGGTGATATTCTAAACAAAACAACTACGACCGCATACGAAGTAGTTTTACCATCGAGTTCTGTACATGGTACGTTTGGTATAAACCAAGATGCAACGCGATACGTACATCAGTACCCCGAAGCTAGTGGGTACCAAAATGGTAAATTTCAGGTTTATTCGGGTACACCTTCCGATGGGTATACCGAATACGGGAGTGAAATACAACCTTTTAACGGTGATGAGATTATACTATGTTCAATGTCAGCTGATGGTAAATATATACTGGTTACAAATTATAATGGAGGTTTTGCGGATGGATACAAAATGTATAAGGACAATGGGTCGGAATATGTATATCATTCATCTTATGCGTGTATAGGTAGTAGTACTAATAACGACACAGGATATAAACCCGCATTTGTTCCGAGTAATAACAATTTTGTGATTACGGGTACGGGTGGTGGTAGTAACTCAGATGATTTTTATTTTAAATTATACGTATATGATCCTCTTACGGAAACATGGACAGGTAAAACTACGGTTTATAGTTTAAATGCACCTACAGGTGATGCACAAAGAGGATTATTTGGTAAATTATTTACGTATGATGGTAAATACTTAATGATGAGTGATAATGGTACACCTACAAGAGGTGAAGTATATGAAGTGGATTGGGATGCAAATACAATGGTCAATGTATGGTATACAACTGAAGGTAGTGATGGTGATGGTGCTGGTGGGGCAATATCACCCGATAATAGGTACGTCGTATTAGCTAGGCACGATGGTAATCCGTATAGAGTGTACGAAAACATGAGCGGTGATTGGTCGACGGTTGAAAATGTAACGTCGCAGTTTGATCTAACGGGGTCTGGTACGGGTACGATATTTGGGGGTTATGGTATAGAATTTTCCGGGTACTCGTCTGAAAACACAACACCTTTATACATTGGTCAAGTCTCGTATCACGGTGACGGTAAATTTAGATTAGAAAATTGGGCAAAACGTAGTCCTTACGAAATGTACATAACCCAACCCGGAACCTACCGCGCCGATTTACAAATTTGCGGTATCGACTATAAGACGAACACGGTCGAGGTGACGGGTACGCCAAGTGATATAGAAGTATTTAAGGAACCGGAAACGAATTTTTCTACATCAAACGCCCTTTTTAGTCAAAATGGTTTTTATACGGCTTCTGGTAGTTCAGATGCGACGTACTTATTAATTCATCCAACTAGTACTAGTATAACTGTTTATAAAGGGACACCGGACAATGGGTATACGTCTTATTACACTGATAGTACTAATGTAAATATAAATCCTGCTACAATGTCACACGACGGTTTATATATTGTAAAACGTAGTTCTGCTAATACTATAGATTTATATAAACATAATACGAGTACACAGACTTATGTTAAAACATCTGGTAAATTCTCAACACCTTATGACGTATATAAAATTGGATTTTTACCAAATTCATACGATTTCGGTTACACCGTAACAAATGGTAGTAACGAATCTGTACTTTATTTACATAAATATAATTCTGGAGATACATGGGACACACCAACTTCTATAAACCTGACGTCTATATACAGTTTAAGTACATCGGCTAATTATGGTAGATATGGTATTTCCTTTTCAAAAAAAGATACTAATGGTAATT